AGGTTATCCTCCCAGTAATTCGTCGCGTTATGCCTACGGTTATCGCGAACGAAATCATTGGCGTTCAGCCTATGACTGGCCCAGTTGGTCAGATCCACACGCTGCGCGTTCGTTATGCTGACACGTTCGGTTCACCGCAACCAGTAGCAGCTAACACAGAAGCACTTAGCCCATTCCAGATTGCTGCGTTCTACTCTGGTAACGGCAACAGCACTGCTCCAGCAGCTGCACCAGTAAGCGTCCTCGAAGGTGTGGCTGGTAAGCGCTTGAACATCCAGATCCTCAAGGAAGTTGTGGAAGCAAAGACCCGCAAGCTCAGCGCTCGTTGGACCTTTGAAGCTGCACAGGATGCACAGGCACAGCAGGGCATTGACATCGAAGCAGAAATCATGGCCGCTCTGGCTCAGGAAATTACCGCTGAAATCGACCAGGAGATCTTGACCTCCTTGCTCGCTCTCGCAGGTACTACACTGACCTACGATCAGGCTGCAGTTTCTGGTACAGCAACATTCGTTGGTGACGAACACGCAGCTCTTGCGATCCTCATCAACCGTGCTGCTAACTTGATCGCTGCTCGCACACGTCGTGGCGCAGGTAACTGGGTTGTTGTGAGCCCAACCGCTCTCACCATCCTCCAGTCTGCAACGACTTCTGCGTTTGCACGTACCACGGAAGGCACGTTCGAAGCTCCAACCAACACCAAGTTCGTTGGTACTTTGAACAACAGCATGCGCGTTTACGTCAACCAGTACGCAAGCGATGCTACTAACGTTCTCGTTGGTTACAAGGGTCCAGGCGAAATTGATGCGGCAGCTTATTACTGCCCATACGTTCCGCTAACGTCTTCAGGCGTTATCATTGATCCGAATACCTTCGAGCCAGTAGTTAGCTTCATGTCACGTTATGGCTACCTAGAGCTTACCAACACGGCAAGCAGCTTGGGTAACGCAGCTGACTACCTCGCTGGTATTTCGATCAACACAGCACATCTCAAGTTCCTCTAATAAATTTAGAGCTACGAGAAAGGAAAACCCGGGAGAAATCCCGGGTTTTCTGTTATGTAGGTTACCTGACTGTTACCTAATGATTTAGCCATAAATATGTCACGTCAAGGAGTTAGATATGAGATTTGATTGGTCATTCGGTCCAGCAGAGGTACACAATGTTGGTAATCTAGCTGATGTTGTGCATCATATCTATTGGTACTGCACGGCATATGCGCCTGATGGAACGACATACAAACAAAGTGGTGCTGTGAAATTAGGCTTGCCTAATCCGTCTAACTTTACTCCTCTAGACTCGCTGACAGAAGATCAAGTGAAAAGCTGGATATTTGCTAGTATTAATCAAGCATCTATAGAAACAGAACTCACTAACGAATACAGCAACAGTGCTAACGGTCATTCTGTGAAATCTTTGAATTTTTAAGGGATCAACATGAGACTGCGCGAGATTCTTAGCGAGGGCGGCAACCAGATACCCGGCGCTACAGATGTGCCTCAGGATAAGGTGGCTGAGGTAGTAGCCACAGCAACCAAATTGTTGCCACCGATAGCTAAAGCTAATCTTGCCACTGACATTGGTTCCGCTGGTTTCAAGAAAGTGCCAGCTGGCGACATCGATCTCATGATCGAAGCTGACGATCTCGTCAAACAGTTCAAGACAGCTGGTGAAAAAGATCCAGTTAAATCTGCCAAGAAAGCCTTAGAAGAATATCTCAAACAAAAGGGCTATACCGCAAACATGAGCGGTCGTAATGTGCATGTTGGCATACCATTTGATGGTGGCGTTGCGCAGGTTGATTACATGGTCATTGATGATGTGCCTACAGTAGCGCCTTATCACCAACACGGTCCAAGAGGTATGTATGATGATCCTGAGTTCAAAGGTAGCGACATATTCATCGTGATGAACAGCATAGGCAAGGCGTTAGGTCTCAAATTTGATGCTTTTAGCGGTAAGCTGATGCGTAGAGATGATAACACGGTGGTAGCTAGAGACAGGGATGAGGTAGCCAAGATGTTGCTAAATCCAACGGCTACAGCTGATGATCTTAATTCAGTAAAGAACATACTTAGAGCGTTGGAAAATGATCCAGACCGGGATGCTAAACTTGCTCAGGCCAGAGAATCTGCTGCGAAGGGTATCATAAACTTGCCAGGTGACGTAGCATGAGAGCCAAAGAATTTCTAAGAGAATTTGAAGTAGCTGACGAAGATCTCGAGTGGTTAGCTGCGCATTCAACTTCTCGTCTCAAGCATGCTATTACCCGTGCGTTCAAGACTCAACACGACGCTGAAAAATCTCATAAAGCGGCAGCTGCCAAGCGCGATGTCGAACAGGCTGAAAAAACGCCAGAGCTCAGGAAGAAGAAAGATCCTCGTTTGGCACAGCCAATTGATGAGGAATACGATTATGATGACGCAAAATTCTTTTCTCAGCTGAAACAGATGCAGAGCGATGATCGTGCTGCCTTTGATAAGGTGATGGCTAAAGTTTGGTCGCATGCTATAAGTGAGCGCACTAACAAGCTATTCGATGAAAAAGATTTGCCAAGTGAAGCTAATCAGCATTTTGATAACATCATCATTGACGCACACGGCAGCTTTGTAGATAAACTTAAATTCCTTGATAAGTTAGTCAAACATGGGATACTGAGCGCGTCTAGTATTTTCAAGGGTGGATTGGGTAATTTCAACAATATCTTAGAATATGATGATCCCATATATCAAGACATTAAAAATACCATTATGAATTGGGCACCTAAGATAGGTAGCAATCCTGCTGGTAAAGGAGAGATGTTTGTAATACTGTTTACAAACGGAGCCAAGAAGGCAGCTGTAGGGGATGTTCAGGTAGGCAATATCACAGCTGAAGTAAAATCATACGATGCTAGATTGGTTGGCCACAAGGGATACGGCAGCACCATAGGGACTTTCAAAGAATATCTCATCAAGCTACAGGCATTAGTTCCTGATCGCGAATTACCAGACGATCCTAATTACTATAATTGGAATTATAAGGGACTAACCAAACTCAGCCGTATCTTCCAAGAAGCAGTGAAGAGCGGTCATGGTAACAAGATAAAACCATTGTTAGATTGGACTCTGCATAGCTTGTACGTGAGCAGCACACCTGAGCAACGCGATAGGATAGTCGATGTTATATCCAGTGACGGTTCTTTTGATGTAAATGAATTCATACGCCAATGGATGCTTTTCCAATTTGATTATTACAAGATGATTGAGCACTTCACTGGCATATTGTTCGTGAATCCAACAACATTGGATTACCTATATGTCTCTGACACAGATGAATTTGATTCTAATTATGATAAGTTCTATATCAAACCAAGCTTCAGTTGGAAAGACAAGCAGAGCATAGTGATCAAGATTTCTCTTTTATAACTTGCTCGATATCATCTACTGTGCTACGTATGGTATGGTTATCCAGCACATGCTGTTTTGCTGCTGCTAGATCATAATTGTCAGGATCAAAATTCTTTAGCAAGTTGATAAGCTGCCCATCTGTTTGATAAGTCTGACCAAACTTGTTAAGCATAGCAGCACCTGCTATCTGTCGTGATATCCAAGGAGTGCCATTTAGCATGCTTTCTAGTATCACCAAGCCAAATCCTTCCTGGTTACTGTGCATGAGATAGCAGTCAGCTTCTGATATAGCACTGAGCACATCTGCCTTGTCGTCTATCAGCAATGGTATTACATTATCACTAGCAGCAGGCATTAGATCCATGCGATTGTCGTATCCGCAGGTCACTAAAACGGTATCTTCTAGTTCTGCGCTTTTGAATACTTCGGCAAGCTCTTGCATCTTCTTGTTGGGCCAATAGCCTCCGCAGCTGAGGAACATGCGCTTGTTGATACCATGTTTGTCTTTGAATCCTGGTTTACCTATGCTTTCATTGAGCTTGATACCGTGCCTGATGCGTTTGGCTTTATCGCTTTGTCCGTATTTGCGTATGTGATTGACGTCGTCTGGTGTGCTCCAACCAAGGTATGCGCATTCTTTGAGTGCTGTGACACAGACATCGCTGTTGCTTGGCAGAATCAGCATGTATAGTATTGGACTAGGTATGCGCATGGCGTTGCTGAGTACGAAGTTTTGTACACCGACGTCTCCGCCATGCACCACTATGAGATCCCATGGTGCTCCTAATATCTGAGCATCGCTGGTCACATGAACACCATTGTAGTCACCTTGGTGTTCTCCTGCTAACACAGCAACTTGATGTCCGCGGCTTAGTGCTTCTTCGGCCATGGCAGCTGTATAGTATTCACTTCCGCCTGGATACGGGGCATACCTATGAACGACAAATAATAGTTTAGACATCAATCTTTTCCTTACATTTGTCAAAATGCCACCGAGATGCATTTGCAGGATCTACATCTCTATTACAATGCGGGCATAATACTCTTGGTCTAGTAATGCCCCACATGCCATTCTTTGGACCAGGACGACCGCATGTTTCGCGTAATTTTTGTCTAGTTTCTTCTGTAATTTTTTTGCCTTTGTGTGCTGCCCCAACTTTAAGTCTCGTTTCTAAAGTATGTGTGTGCCCAGAAAAACCAGATGGACCATTTGCATGTTGTTGTTTTGCTCTTGTACTAGCAAGTGCTTTATATTCTTCCGTGCTTTTTGCAGCAATATTACTTTCGCGCAATTTACGTTTGTGTTCTTCTGATTTTGGTTTTTTCTGTATTAGTTTGGTGGCTTCGGCTACGGTAATCTGTCCAGATAACATTCTGTAGGCTATATGATCTTCAACCTTTCCGTGTTCTTCCCACAGTTTTTTGTGAGCTAGAGCATGCTCTTCTATGGTTAACTTTATCAAATTTGACGGATCGTCTGTGCCGCCCATGTGTTTTGGTATTATATGGTGCATGTGATAAACGGTCATGATGTATTTACTTGTACACCTCTATCTTCTGTAGCGCAGTGTGTAACCACGGTTCTGGACGTAAATTCATGACATCGCCGTCGAACTTGTCCCTTGGCCAGCTCCAGTTAGTGTTCATAGCTAGATAATGGGCGTAGTATAGATCGGTGCTCTGTCCTGCTGGACCAGAGATGTGATGCACTCGCCATTGATAGTTCATGCAGTGTTTTGGAACCAACATCCATTTGTTGCCAATGCCGCGCTTGTTATTTTCGTCCATGCAGCAGTAATCTTTGAATCTACGAGATTCAAATGGCAGCTCATAGGCACCTCGGTTGTTTGGCACATCATGTGGTTCGATCCATTTGCCAAGATAATAAAGGCAGTGCTGAGGGCCTTGATCCAGCTGTGTTCGAATCTGTTCTAGAGTTGGACCTTTTGTAACTATCAGCTCATCTATATCATTGTTAAGTACCATGCTAGCATGGCTGAGGTAACGATACTTGGCATGCTCTAGCATGCAGTATTGACCATAATCACTGTCCCAGGGAGCATAATCGCTGCCTTGTGGACCATATGGATACGGCCATGGTACTATCTTAAGCTTGAGGTAATCTCTGCTGAGGCGATGATCCATCTCACCTACTGTGTACTTGGTGCTGCTGTTATCATAGATGAGAAATCCATCTATGCCATGAACCCGATAATGGTAGTCCATCCATTGTTCGATCCATTCGATTGGATTGTCCTTCTGAAGAGTTACCATGACCTTGTGACCGTTGAAGTATCCATCGTTATGGTTTACTTCGATTGCCAATGGATCTGTGTCTTTGCTCAGCAGCACGATATGAGAATCAAGCTTGCGAGTCTGAACCACTGTGTAGCTCACACGGTCGAGATCATAGAACTGGTAATTGAGCAGGTTGTTGTCGCTGTCGCCAAATCCTGCGTGATCCTTGAACCAATTCTTGGCATCATAGATTGGTGGTCCTATCAGGATGGTTTGGTTCTCATTGAGCTGTACACAGTCGTACCATAGATTATTCCAATCGAAGTTATCGTCAAATTTCATACCGCCACAGTAATCTATGCGCTGTTCTGGTAACCTTGCTGGTTCTCGTTTAATAGGCCACGTCTCTGGAAATTTCACAGTGGTTACGGGATCAATCATACCAAACGCCTCAGATCTTCGATGTGTTGATGATAACGTAACTCGTTGGTAATATCGTGATACACTGGATTGTTACCGAGAGTAAACTTTTCCATGTTACGATGATTGAACAGTTCGTTACCATTGCGATCGCGTTGGACCATGACTGTACCACCGCCCCACTTCTTGTATTGATTGGCATTGCCTTTGTGGAACGGACCAAATGGCATGAACCCGTATGGTACCTTCGGATCTGCTTGATAGTTGATGTAACTAGGCCTACTGCCATTGCGTAGATCTAAATGCTGCCAAGCCATCCTGAAGGTCTCTGCGTCGCCGCCAAAATGATAATAGATTTCGCAGTTATCGGCATAGTGTTTTACCAAATTCATTTCGGCCCAGCACTGTGCTTTGTTGAACAGCAGCTGACCAGTTTCGAACGGTTCGCCATCATTGGGATTGACGTTGAATATGCGCCACATTGGAGCTTCGTCGTGATAGCGGTTAGCTCGATCGGTGCTGAACACATCTCGCCAGAACAAGCTCCCTTTGTCTTGGTATTCTTGATCATCAAATAAGAATTCGGCATTGCGGATTGGAAAGCTATCAGCATCTAACCATAAATTTTCTGTGTATTGGCTTTCCCATAGCGCATAAATCTTGGTGCTCCAACCTGCCTTGGTGCCGTATATGGTAGTGAAATCTTTGGCATTGCCTTTGATCTCAGTCACGGTTATCTGGTCTGGTGCTGGACTGCGCAAGATTGCTGCTTGCTGCGGAGTGATCTCATCTTTGCGATGGAATATTTCTATAGGCAGTGATACTTTCTGCAGGATAAGCTCTCGCATTAAAACGTATCCGCTGGCTATCTCTTTTCCGTATACGCTCGTAACAATGCTGCGACCAGGATTGAAATGTGGCACGCCTAACCGGTTGAGCATGCTGTCGACACCTTGATAGAGTTCTTGTAGATTAACCTGCATATTTGGCCTCGACTATGGGTTTCCAATCTGGTATGCGATCGTATTGGTGCAGTATGTAATGTTTCGTGCCATTGCTAGTAGTTGCGCATTCGCCATCCCAGTTTGGCTGTGGTTCTAAGAGATGCGGTTTGAAAGTGTGCATCTTAGCTGGATCATAACTAGTACCAGCTTGGCAGGCCCATCCGTCTTCGCTCATGCTAAATTTGGTGATGCTCTTGTAGGGTTCTAAATTGAGCAAAACATTGTAGGCAGCTTGATCTGGATTGTGAACATTTGTAGCGTGCTGGCTGCCTACGCTGAGCAGATAAATGTTCATCCAAAGGTCTTTCATCACGCTGGGTACGCCGCACTGCACACCGCAGTTCCAGATTGGGCTGTCTTTCATCTGGTTGTACATCCACGGGAAGCTGTTGTGTAGATTTTCATTGCCCCAGGGTTCGTGCTGGTACTGCAGGCTCTCACAACTGGCCAGTATCTTAGCATCGCCCATGTTAGCATCTAACCATTCGCTGGGATTACGCTGGAAGACCACGTCTTTGACGTCTGTGTGTATCACATAGCGATAGTCTTCTAGTTTCATCAGGCTTTCTAAGAACCTATGCAAGTGCAAGAAACGCTCTACCACTATGATCAATTGGCCATTGTAAAATAGATTTCCGGTAACAGGATCTTGGTGAAATCCCTTGATCTTGAAACCCCTGTCTTTGAGTTTTTGCACTGTGCTGAGCTGTGAATTAAAAACCAACATGGCCTTGTCGCCGGTAAATCCACAGGCATCAATGCTGTTGACCCAATACTGGATCTTATCCCAGTCGTAGTTGGTAAATGAACCTATTATGAGATCTTTTGACATGCGTAATTG